CGTTGCGCCGGAAGGGATCTCACGGGTTACAAAAGTCTTATTAGTCTGTTGGAATGTGCCGAAGGTTGTATCTTGAGACAACCTAATCTTGTAAAAAGTGTGAATGCCTACGATTGTAGACTCAACAGAATATACACTTGCACTAATACCATCACCCTGACTGATGGTTTGCCCATCAATGTTCAGAGCATTTCCTTGCTTTGCTTTCGCTAGGAGAACATCATTGGTCAGGTAGTCCGCAGAAGACGGACGAATCATGTAGCGAGCGGGTTGAAGCATCTCAACCTCTTCGCCATAAAGCGCACCGAAGAGGATTTTGAAAGATTCTTCTGTACCTTTCGTACTAAAGAAGTCTTTTGCTTGACGAATGAAGTTGCTCTGATTGACTTTCTCGTTTAGAGGGCGCTCAGAGAATCCAGGTAAAACTTGTTTTTTTAGTTTCTTGAGAAAAGTCTGAAGAAAAACGTTACTCAGGTTAGTAACTTTTGCTCCACTACCATGAGTTCCTAAACCACTATTGGTGAAAGTAAGGAACTCTGGAGAATTGGTCTTTTGATTATTTTCAATGCCACTAAAGGCACGCTGACATCCAGTGAAGGAAGTGGTGCCTATACCCGTATATGTAATAATTTCATCATTGATCTTTAGCAGACCCCAGGATGAAGGCCACCCTTTAGTAGAATCCACATAGATGGTATCATCTCTACCACCAACATACTGACTAACTGAGGTAAAACCAATCAGGTTAGTATTGTTTAGTACATCAAGACCTTTATACTCAACTAAGTTCTCAGCAATATCAATCGTTCCCCCTTGATACTCTTGGGAGAGATAATACTGCTTCATGAACTCTCCAAAAAGCGGACTCTCTGAATCAATAGATCCCGGAATCTGACTTTGGACTACTTCATGAATTTTGACTCGTGTAAGAGAGGTCTCAATCACGTTTATTAGTATCCGCTAGATGTTGGTGACGAAGATGAAGAGGAAGAAGTCCCACTAACAAGAGTAGTAGTGACTATTGGTGAAGAAGTAATCAACCTACTTCCAGGTACATGTGAAGAACCAGTCATCTTGGTTCCGTCAGGCATGATGTGATAATCGCCATAATATTTTTCGCCGTTTACATAACCGATTAGAGTAGAACCGGCAGTAGTAGTTATAATGGTTCCACGAACCTTCTTATCTGTAGAGTAACTAGACTGAGCAAGGAACCTTGAACCAGAACTATTGTTACCAGTTGCAACACTATCTACACGCATGTAGACGTTGCTTTTTGCAACATCAAACGATAGGTACATCTCATTTCTGGCAAGAACATCATTAGATAAAGGAACTGCCTCAATCTCAATGATATTGTTTTCTGCCAGAGTTGATGTAATGTTTACTGTCTCAAGAATAATCTCACCTTTCTCATAATCAATTCGTCCAAACTTGGAGTTGACAACCTGAACCCGATCATCTTCTAAGATTTGGAAGAGGAACAGATCGCCAGTCTTATCGTTGAGTTTATTGTCTGAGAAGTAGCAAGTTCCCACTACACCTGATACATTGAACCCAGTGGAGTGAATATTGTAAGAACTACCAGAACAATAGAAAGGATTTAGGAAACAGATTTCATACTGTGCAAACTGGTCGATTTTGGCAACCAGGTCACGACGCATTCTCACCAACGTGATGTTAGAGGTGATGGAATTATCCACACCATCAATAGTTGCTTGAATACCGCTATATTTGAATCGACCACCAAATTGATTGATTTCACGACCCCCACCATAAAGTGTGAGAGAATTCAATACATTGGTTTTGAGATTGTCAACGTCACCAATAAAATTTGTGTTGTAGTACACATAGGTATCTACCTCAACATATAAGAAACTCAGGTCTACAAAAGATGGTAGGATACCAGCAATCGTATAATTACGAAGAGATGTGAGAAGTTGCTTCTTAGTCAGATCTGACAAGAAGAAACCATTTTTAGGTTTGGCAGCAATGAATACCCGACCATACTGTGGAGGAGTAAGTTCTTCGCCACCATAGGCACTCACAGACTCGATGTTGGGGTAAAGAGAAGGTAAGATTGCCTCGTAGTCATTTGCCGTCACAGCACGGTTCTGAGCGGCATATAGACGGGGTGCATAATACTTGACACTCTCTAAAGACTCAATAGAATCTCCATTTTCAGAAGGAGTGCTTGTAAACAGGTTTGCGGCGAATCCACTTTCAGTGGCACCGTCCTGATCTTTCAATGTTCCAACAAAGTTGAAGAAACGTACACCGTTTCCTGCCTTACCATTGGTCTTGATATAACCAATAGTAATTACGTTGCCAGACTCTAGTTTCTTACCAAAGACTCCATCACCGAAAAGAACTTCGTACTTCTCGTCGGTCGTTTCTTGAATAAGGTAAATGTTAGATGCTGAAGTAACACCAACAATAGAATTTGCTAACTTATACTCAGTAACAGTGTTATCAGAAGCACTGTTCTTTACTTTTACTGTAAGAGTTGATGTATCCACTCCATTGTTAGGAATGATATATCTTTGGTTAGGAAGAGAATTATTGACAGTAAAAGTGTTCTCTAGATATTGTCCTTGATAGATTTCAATAGAAGCACCTGCTGCAGTATCTTTTGCAGGGAAAGTAATCTTCTCAGAAATAGAAAAAATATAATTTACATCAGATATGCTACCGTTAGCAATGACACCAGGTTGAATTGATACAGTCTCTGTGGTGGTTGGGAGGGAAGTGATATCAATATCTACTACTGCTCGTGAGGCACGGACAGAACGAGGTACGTAACCAATATTACGTGCTAGAGATACAACGTTCTCTCTGAGAGTTGCTGAGTCGATAAACGTCTCATTCACCGCCATGTTGGTGTTGTAGGCGGTGCTATACGAATTATATGCAAGAATATTGATAAGCATTGAGAGGTTAGACCCCTCAAAGTCCATATCTGTGAAGTTACTGTTCTCTCTCAGATATCCTTTGATTGAGGTCTTTATGTCCTCAAAATTCAGATTTGTAAATTGTGTTAGTGCCATTATAGCCTAGTAGGTTCAAGAACGAATTGTACCCTTTGTGATGGACTATTCTGTCCAACAATGTCGTAGTAGATTGCTATATCAAGGCAATTTCTATCTGGGTAACTTTCTACCCTTACGTCAGTAAGTCGGACTCTAGGTTCAAAATTAGTGATAGTAGTTTCAATCTCATTCTTGATGGGATCGACATACTCCCCATTAGCAAGTTCAAATAAAGCACCAGTAATCCTAGTTCCCAATAGGTTATTGAAGAATACTTCGCCTAATTGAATACGTACTAGGTTTTGAACAGCTCGCTTGATAGCGTCCTCATTTTTTAGAGGAATAATATCATTAGTGACCGGATGCCTTTTGAAAGACAATGAGATGTCTTTGAAAGGTAGCGATGTTCTCTGAAGAGGCACTGCGCGACCTAGTATTTGTCATTGTATTTATTTAGAGTACAAAAAAAAGGGGTCGTGAGACCCCTTTAGTATATTCTTAGTCTGTACCGATGTATATCACGTCTACAGAGTCTGGATGAGGAGTACCAGTTCGATAAAACTCATCAGCGAGATCTTGCGTATATTCTTCCATTTCTTCTTCGTTTATAGCGTCGTGGATCTTAGTTCCTTCGACGAAAATATCGTATCGGTCCATCTAATATTGAAATCACTTGATATATCTATAAAATCAAATAATTCTAGTTTTCTCATGACCAACACGACACTTAGGATCACACCAAATTTCAAACCCTGCTTTCTTAGCATCGAGGCAGAAAGATACGTCTTCACCGCACATGTCTTGGACCTCTCCAGATTCAAAAACTTGCAACTGAGGAGCAAACCAAGGATACGTGATCTTCTTATGTTCAAACACACCCTTCTTGATTAGCAACCAACCGAAACCGGTGTAGTCAACAGTAAAAGGTTTGCGACGCTTCTGAATGCCATCAAGCATCTCGTGGTTCATTACACCACCATTATTCTTGAAATCATCCTCTTCCAACCAGTGTGCAACAGAAGTGGTGTTACCATCTTCAGTCACATACCAACCAGCAGAAAGGTCTTTGTCCATCCAAAGGATGCGATAGAACTGTTCAAGACCAAAAACGATGTCGCTGTCGATCCACAGTTGATAGTCATACTGGAGTTTGCCATCCCAAGGTTCCTGATCAGGACCACGGAGGACATTTGCACCCAATACCTTACAACGGGCAAAGTTGACCATTGAAGAGTAGTCTTGGGAGATTTGAATAGCACCCCCCTGCTGTACAATCTCAAAACAGAGTTGTACAAAGTTTTTCAGGAAAATATATGAGACGCCGCGACCAGGGAGACAGAAGACAAAGGTTTTACCCTTTACCATCTCTCTTGCGGCTTCAACACTGAACTCGTCCGACTTTGTAGTTTGTTCGCCTTCTGGCGGAGTCGTTACCACCTTGAAACCTTTAGCCATACATGTAGGTCAATTTTTGATAAGGCATCACGCCTAAATGCATGATACCATATTATTTAGTACCCCGCAAGTTCGGGAAAAGTCAGTCTCCAATTGGTTCCTCGGGTTTTATCAAGATCATCAAAATACTCTTTTGCAATCTCCCAAGACCCAGGTTCGCATGGTCTCATCATATCTAAAGCAACTGACTCACTAACACTTTTTACCTCATCTAATATCTGCTCCTTGAGTGGTTCTGGCAGATTATTGACTCTTAGAAAATGTGGGTTCTCTAATCGGTTATAGATTTCAAATGGACGTGATTTTAGATTGTGCTCTTCAAAAAACTCAAATACTTCTTTGATTTTGTACACACTTAGAAGAGAAGGTGTATATGTTGTCTGCATAGAACCTTTTCCTGATTCTTTGCAATATTTTCGCAGTGCTTGAACATTTGCCCATGTTTTATCCCAATCTGTTGGATATCTCAAATAATGGTTTCTTTCGCGTAATCCATCACAACTCCATTGAACATGGATGTATCTAAACTCTTTCAGGTATTTTTCCATTACTTTCATGTCCCACATAGTCATATTTGAGACATAGTTCAATTTCATGTGTGATGCTTTTCCTGCAAGAATCAAAGCATCTAGAACTTGAAAATGTGCCTTCATCGCCATTGGTTCTCCACCACAGAATCCCATGGCACCAATGCGGTCAGCATTATCAATAATGTCTTCTACAAGTCTACGAAATTGATCTGGGTCAACTTTTCTGAGATCTGTAGGTAACCAGTAGACATCATCAACATTTTTGGCAAACCAGTCGTCTCTTCCCTCAGAAACTCGTAGGTCTGAGATTTTTTCTAATCTAGCAGTTCTAGTTGTTGAATCTGCAGGATGACACCCATAACATTCCAGATTACAGTAACTACCATAAAAATTCAGTTCTAGATTTAGAACTTCACGAATATCTGGATTGTGATCAGGATTATAGGTTCCATCATCATTATAAAGAGCAAGCATGTTTTCATCAATTTTCATCATCAAACGAGCAGACGTACCACTCGTTTTTTCTCGCTCATGGCACAAATGACAAATTCCTTTACACTGATTGGTTATTTCGCCATTCAACATTCCACGGCGTAACTCAACTGCCTCTGGACCATCAAAATATTCAAAAACAGTGTCAGTAGCAGGACCAACTAGTTGTTGGCGGTGTGCCCAGCAACATGGAGCATATCCATGTGATTGTCCATTTCTAACAGAGAAAAATGGATATGCACAAAGACTATTGTTTTTTTGATTAGCAATTACCTCCTTTCTATTCATATCCCAGGAAACAGATGGTGGAGTTTTTCATTATCAGTCATTTCCTGAATAATCCACTTTGCAATAGCAATATGACCATTTTTACCTGGATGCCATCCACCTAACCATCGATGAGTGTCTTCCTCATTACCAGCGGCAAATTCTGTCTTTTCATCTCTCTGATCAAGAGTTCTATACTCCCTCATTAGTTCTTCGTCTCTCATCCACCATGTAGGACAAATAGCATCTGTTTCT